TTTTGTCTTGAGAACAGGAGTTGTTTTCTTTGTGTTAGGAGTTTGATCTGGATCCTTACCAGGTTTCTGATTCTTATTGAAAAATTTTAACTTACCGTCTTCTGTCTTCGCAACAAACTCTCCAGCACGATTTAACCAACCACCGTGTCCATCACCTTTCAAACCAAGTTTTCTCGCCTGTGTTGCAGCTTGTGACTCCGCTTCACCTAGGAACTTAAAGAAACTTTTCATGTATATACGTTTTCTTATAAGTTATTTATCGAGTTGAATAATCTGCTTTTAAGAAATTCACATCATTATCTAAATCATAAGGAGATTTTTTGGGTTTTGTGACTACCTGTAGTGCTGTAGTAAACCGATAATTGTCGATTGGACGACTTCCTCCACGTTTAACCCTAATGCGAATTCTTAATTTAGGATTGAACTGTGGAACAGGAAGTTTTGCAGGGTTTTGCTGCATATAATATAATCCATATCCACCCACTTGAATATAATATGTCTTCTTAGTAGCATAATAATCCCAGAGTGCCTTTGTACTTATTGGGAGAAATGCATCTTTAAATCTTGCGTAATCAGATTTAACCATGTCGTCAGTGAATGACTTTGACGGTATCAATCCTTTATTTGGATCTCCTTTACTTCCCCATTTATTATTAACGAACTTCAGAATACCGACTGCATTTAAGAGATCACGCATCTCTTGTGCTGCTGCTGTTTTTGCTCCTCCTAATCCCCACTTCTTTTTCTTAAAATCATACGAAAGAGAACCTTGCCCATAGTCTGCCTTTAGATCAAGTTTAATCTCTAATTTATTATCTTTGCCCCCATACAAAAACATAGCGTCGGGAGCATTAGCATCAGAACCTGCAGGAGTAAAACCCGCAGGAACTAAGTCTTGTGCTTTCAACGCTTTATGGATTTTGGTTTCGTATATAAAACCTGCTTCGCCAGCCATTTTTTTTCTAACTATTTAGAGTTTACCTTTAACAAAGGCATCACCAATAACTCTTGTATAATCTTCTAGTGTTCCATCAATCTCACACTTAAGATGCCATCGTGTCATATCAACAACATCATCTTTTTTTAGTCCAGTAAGCATTTTTCTTCCCTGAACAGTCATAGTGCTAAAAAGTCCAAAACGTGTTTTCCAGACATAAAATGCTTCATCGATCAGTTCTGAACCATCAGGAATTTGAATCGTCTTCTGTATTTCCGTCATTTGATTTGTTGAATCCAAAGGGGCCTTCCTTTTTGTCTAGTGCGAGTTTAAGTGCAAGTCCACCGACTGCTTCCATAACTTTAAGAACTTGTTCTGGTTTTGCATCTTCACCAAGTTCTTTTGCCACATACCAATACTTAGGCCAAAACGTTTCTCCAGCCTTTTCGTAGTCTTCAAGTGTCAGTAGTTTCATTCTTTGATGCCTCTCGCCGTTGTTCAAAATCTACTTCAATTTCTTTATTAAGTCTTCCAAGAACTCCTCTTACTAGTTGCACACGTTCAGATGCGAAAAATTCAGAGTCGTCTTTAGTATGAAGAAACAAAGCGTTAGCAATCGCTGCTGCTTCTCGCGGATTCATTTCAAGTTTAATCACAGATCACCCTCCTTGCGATTTTCAGAATAGTATTCGTCGAATGTTCCCTTAGGATATCGAGCACTGAGTTTTTCAATATTCATATCAAGAATCTCTTCAAAGTTAGTATCAAGTGCCATGAATGCCTGAGCAAGATACCAGCAGATATCTCCTAGTTCACGTTTCATGTGGAACACATTGTCTTCATTATAAGGTTTACCTTGAAAGACAATTTTTTTTACAACTTCAGTAAACTCACCAGACTCTGCAGTCAAACCAAGTGCAGCAGTCAGAAGTTGAGTGGTATTAGTTCCATTTGCTTCAAGTTCTGCAAACCTAGTCGCCATGACAGCATAGTCAAGACTTGGAGCACTAGTGGTTTGCTTAACAAATTCAGTATAGTTGTTCATAAATCTACTTCAGGTAATTCAGATTGTTGTAGTTCTAGTTTTTGTCCTGCGACTTCAATGTATTCCACCTCTTGCCAACTGCCTCCAATACCACCGTCCATGTTAACTACAATGTCACGAGTGGGAAGTTGTTTGCTATTAGAAACATTAATGATGTCACCTGGAAGAGGATTGAACGTGAAGTAATGCCCATCCTGGTATTTGTTTCTACTATGCATAAGGTTGACTGCATCTCTTTCGATACCACAGTCAGCAATTTTTTTGCCGTTTGGATCAAATACAGAATAGTAACCGTTCATTAGAATTTGAATCCATCAAAGGACTTTTTAGGTTTGTCTTCGTAAGTATACTCCTCATCCTGTCCACTGTCAACCATATCATTCTGAGCAGTCTGTTCACAATCATAAAGACGCATCTTGGCACGATCAATACCGACAATAAAACGCTTGTAAACAGTCGGATCATTGTATCGATTCTTCAACTGCTTTACCATAATTTGTCCCAATTCTTCTAGCTCTTCAGTACTAATTAGGGCAAACATAAAATCAGCAGTAGCGGGAAGTCCAAAGGACTCACTGGTATCAGTAAGCTCAACGTCAGAGCTACCATAACCAGAACGGGTAGTCTGGGTAGCAGATACGATAGGAACATTTGCTTCGACAGCTAGTCCTCTAAGTTCTTCAGCAATCGCCTTGATATAACTATATGAATTTACAGAAAGGTTTCCACGATATCTAGAGGAAGCACATATATTAAGGTAATCAATAAAAATAATGTCAGGACGAAATGATTTCTTAATAGCGAGTTCATTAAGTAAACCACGGAAATGTCCTGCATGTGCTGACGCAGTAGGATACTCTTTAATAATTAGAGTGCCTTGAGTTTTTTCTGAGAGTTTTGTAACTTTACTCTCATACATCATCTTGGGAAGATCTGCTATCTCCTGAATGTTAACATTGAGCAAGTTTGCATCAATTCGCTCTGCAATCTTTTCTTCAGCCATTTCAAGCGTGATATATAACACATTTTTTCCGTTAAGGAGTGCCGAAGCAGCGACATGGCACATAAACAAACTCTTACCGACACCAGTGCCAGCCAGAGCAATATTAAGCGTTTTATTAGGCAAACCACCTTTCGTAATCTTGTTGAAATACTCCAAGTCGAATTCGGTTTTGTCTTCTTTCTTGTGGTAAGACTCATAACGTGCCTCATAATCCTGAAGATAATCGTGTCCCACATGAGTGTCAAATGACACTGCAAGGGCATCAGAGAGTATGGTTGGGATGGCATCACGATTCTTTTTTTCGTCCTGTCCATCCGCAATGGAAATAGACTCCATCAGTGCCAAATAGATGGCACGATCACGACACCACTTTTCAGTGGTGGATACCAACCAATCAAACTCTGTAGGTGCTTCTTCTAATGAAGAAATAAGTTGTGTGATTTCTTTATAATCACCATCAGTAATGTCCTGACGCTTCTCTGTTTCAATACAAAGAATCTCTTTGGTGACGGGTTTATTATATTGTTCTACAAACTTGAGAATCTCTTCATAGACAATTTTTTGACTACGATTTTCAAAGTAATCTGCTTTGATAAATGGAATTACCTTACGGACATATTCCTCATTATGAAGTAGGTTTCTAAGAATTAGAAACTCAACATTGTCCATAACTAAACTCCTGTTTTGCAATCTCGTCTAATTTTTCCATCACCTCCGGGGTGAAGTATTGTTCTGGATCTTTATAGATCGCCTTGGCATAGACTTTCTTACCATCTATTTCATAGCGTCCTGCTACATTTTTCCAGAGTCCTCCAAGTTCTCCCAGTTCGAGCAAACCATAGTAACGATCAAGGCCACGCTTATCATAATATAAACGAACCGTAACATCTTTGTTCTCCTTACTTAAACGCGACTTAGCAGTCTTTGCCTTAATAAGATTTCCGACGACTGACGTTCCATCCTTTTCTTTTTTCTTTGTGAGATAGATAATTGTAGATGCAGCGTACTTGAGTCCACTACCTCCACCCATTTCTTTTGTAGGAACATAAGCGCCAATGACATCGTAGGTGTGATTCGTAACGATCATAGGAATGTTTGCTTGTCCCAGTTTCAGAGTCAGCATTCTAAACGCACCTTTGACAAGTTGTGATTTAGTCATGTCACGAACTTGCTTGTCGTTCAGAACGTCTGTAATCTCCTTCTCTGTGGAAAGCATCCCCAAAGAGTCTAGCACAAACATGCAGGGTTTGCGTTCGTCTACAGATTTTTTTAAGTATAGATCAACTGCCTTTAGTGCCTTACTCCGGAACTCTTCAATCGTGACAACATTAACAACAGCAACACGATCAAGA